GTATCTTGATTTAGTGTAGGAAAAGTAAAATTAGCTAAATCTCAACTAGAAGGAGTACCTAAAACAGGAGTAGTTAACGTTGGAGAAGATAAAGTTTTATGTGTTAAGGATTGTGTATTGGTTAGTTGAACTATATTAGAATTTGTTATACTAGCTATCTTAGTGGCAGTATCTGCGTTACCTGTTACGTTTCCTGTTACGTCTCCTGTAACATCTCCTGTTACGTCTCCTGTAACATCTCCAACAACGGCTGCGTTTAATTGAGGTGTACTTACATCTAATATAGTTGTGCCTTGTACGTTAGTAACATCGGCAGTAATTGTTGCATCAGCTCCGGTAGTTCCATTATCTAAAATTTTAGAGGAACTATTAGAAGCATACACATCTCCAACAAACTTGTCTGCATTCATTCGAGTAGCAGTCAATGACCCAATATTGGGTTGGTATTTTAAAGTAGTATTCGTTAATAGGTTTGCATCAGCATCATTAATGTTCGTTACAAAAGGTATATATTTATTAGTTGAAGCGGTACTACTAGTAACTTTTACTTTATCTGCAATGTCAGCAGTACCTGTCAAATCACCTGTAATAGTACCTGATATAGTAGCGTTAGGAGCTTCTATTGTATCTGTACTTGTATTATATATAAAGTCAGAATCAGCACCTAATTGACCCTCTGAATTAAATTGAACCTCTTGATTTCCACCTGCTGCAAAATTAGTATCATTACTTGCATAATTTACAGCAGATATTAAAGAGCCTATTGGGTAAGTTACTGATGGATAAATTAATTGCTCCCAGGTATCAGTCCCATCTACGTAAACAGGTATTGTGGAAACAGTAGTTTCTAAATCTTCTTTTTTATTAAGTATTATTAATGGATTAGAGCCATCAGGGAAACTAAGTATAAATCTTTCTTCTTTAGGTATTTTACCTTTTAAGTTTGCTGAAAGAGATATATTATAAATTATTGACCCTACCGCTAATTCGGTATCAAGAGAACCATAACTAACCTCAGTAATATTTTCTGATATTTGTCTATCTAAAATATTTAATCGAGCGTTTATAGCTTTTATATCTCTAGTTTTCTTATCCATAACAATATTTTAACCTTTTTTTAATCTAAACCATTCACCACTCATAATCTCACTTTGAGCTTTAAAAGTACCACCTAAAAACATAAAGTATTCGTAATTACCATCATTGTTTATTGAATATTTTATTATTTTAAGTGGAGATATATCATTACTTTGTATGTCCCCTTGTAGTATTTTTAGAGGTGTAACTTGCATATCTAAATACTCATCAACCAATAACTGATTTAAGGCAGCCGAACTACTATCATCTAAACCACGTTGAAAAAAAGAAGCTATAGGAATATTGTAATAGTCTCTAACAGAAAAAGCAGGATTAGATGATGTTTGACCTACTGTAACACCGCCCAAATCTTTATTTTCAACGGCTGTATTTGTTGTTTGAGTTGAGGTATATTTAGATGTAACAACTTGAGTAGAACTATAAACGTAAGGTATTGTAGTTACTTCGTTTACGCTAGTTGTAACATTAGTTCTTGTATTAGCTGTTAAAGGAAATATAGTAGTTTGTGCGTAAGTTTGCATTGGAAAAGTGTGTGTACCCCTTTGATTTAATTTAATTGGATCAACATCTATTTTTACAAAAACAGTTCCATTGAAATCAATTTCAGGTATATCAGAACTAAAGTTAAAGTCAACCCTAAAGTTTTTAACTCCAGGGGTATAACCCTGCCCACCTATCCAATCTTCTTCAATATAACAAGGTCCATTAGTGTTATCATTACTTGCGTAACTACCAACACAATTACTATTATTCCAAGTCTCTGAATAATAAGTGTAACTTGAGTCAGGATAACCATAACCCCTATGTAGTGTTATAGGTCTTTGTAAATCAGTCCATATTAGCCTTGGGTATCTATAAAAAGTACCGTAATCTGTAAAACCTATAGTAGAGTCTACCGCTAAATATTTAGTGTTAGTACCATCAGTAACTTTTATTTCTAAATCCATTGTACAAGAAAACGTACTATGTGCCACCTTCATACCGCTAGATTGACCTAGCCAACCTGCGTTATTTGAAGTGCTAACATTATCTAAATCTATATCTTCAGAGCGAGTTAAGTTAAAATTTAAATCATAAGTCGTATTAGCTAGTAGCTGACCCGACATATATTCAACATTATTACTTAATTCAGTTTGAGGAGACATCTCAAAAGGCTTGGCTTGAGAATCAAACGTAACAGAAGCCGATTTTAATGGAGGTTCGTACACAAAAGCAGAGCCATTTACTATTGCGTGACTAGATTGGTCTATAGTAAGTAGGCTTGATACATTAGACCCTGTAGTTGGAGTTGGACTAGGATTAACGAAGTATTCAGACGATGCTACGTCATAGTATTCATATAGTTTACTTGTAGCAGTTGTATTGTTTAAGTATATATTAGGTTGTAAAAAGTAGTAAGAACCTTCTGCTAAGAAACCAGTAGAGTTCATAACTCTAGAAATATCTTTTATAACATCAAACTCGTTGTACTCCAAAGGGAAGTCTTTATTATCAGCGTAAGCTCCTTTGCAAAAATAATATCTATTAGCAGGATCAAAAGTTGAATTTTTTTGAGCTTGTGTAGTCCAATTAATTCCTGTAGTTATTAATGGCACATTATCAGGACAAGGTCCATCTGATGTAGATGTGCTAAATAAGTCCATATTCTTTATAAAATCTAAAAATATTTTAGAAATTGAATGGTTTGAGTTTTTAGCTGTCTCTACAGTATAACTTGCCGTTCCTTGAAATGTGGTTATTGGTTGTGTTTTATAGTAACCATAAGAGTCGGTAGAGTTTATTTGTGAAACGTATGGATAAGGTAGGTTCTCTACAACGTCAAAAGATGGCTGAATATATCCATACCACCAAATATTTGAGCTAACACTAGGATTCCCTTTAAATATTCTAATAAAATATTTTTTAAAACCATTATCTAATATGTTATATAAAAATGATTCTTCATCATCATTTCTAACAAACATATTTAAAGAACACTCAGAACCTATAAATGTTCTATCCCTTGTAGATCCCTCTCCGTTCCAAGTAATATGAAAACCCTCTCCTGAAAGCAGTAAATCTTGAGTGTTATATTCTGTTTCACTTACACTTACTGATTCTACAGTAAAAGATGATAAAACGCTATTCACGTTATTAATTATATATAAACCATCAGTAGAATTGTTACCTGCCGTCATTTGAAGTTTATGAGTACCATCACCTGTCAAGGTAACATAATCTGATGCACTTACACTATTTAGCCTTACTTTAAATGAATTACCGCTAGTACCACTTACTTTTATGGTAACATAGTACGTTGTACCATCTACACAGCTAAGACTTTGTTGTTGTAAATATGAAAAACTACCTGCTTGAGAACCGACCTTTACTCCGCCTAAAGGATTTAGTGAAGCGTTTGTAGTTGACCAACCCGACAACCCATTAATAAATGAGTTATTAGTTATGAAGTCTACGTAATCTTTTTTATGAACCTCAATATACCAACTTGTACCCTTCTCTCCCTCTATAATTGATTCCTTATACTTTCCGTATGATGCCATATCCGTTTACCTTCTATTTTTTCTACGTTCTGCTCTATCAAATACAATTAATAAATCGTTACCCGATATTTTTACGTCAGGTATTGGAGCTGACCCACCGCCTAAAGCGTGATTAGGTACTATTGTTCCTTTTGAGTTAGGTACAAATAATTCAGGACCTCGCTCACCTACTAAACTCATTTTACCTACAGGTGGTTGACCTCCATCTGCGAAAGCTCCTCCCATTAGAGTTCCTAATATTTCTTTAAAACCTGTAACTTGTGTAGCACCTAAACCTCCCATCCCTGGAATCATTGCAAACACAGCGGCTAATATTAAGGCTTTAATAATCATTTTACCTATTTGCTTTAATAAATCAACAAATATATTTGTTAAACCTTCTTTAAGGTTTTCACCACTAACAACCACCTCTGCAAATGAGTCGGCAAAAGACATTGAAATCTGTTTACCTAACTCTATTGTAGCATTTTGAAATCTTCGTGTAGCTGCTTCAGCCATTGCTACATCTGCTAGGTATTGTTGATATTCAGCTTGATAGTCAAATTCTGAAGCTACAAATTCTTTTTTATCAGCCTTAGATTCTGAATCATCTCCACCCATATCAAATGTAAAAGCATCTTTTACACCCTTAACTATGTTAGACTTAAATTTAGAATACTTTTTGTTAAACTTTTCAAAAGAATCTGTGATAGAAGTTATTTTTGTTAATTCAGCATCCGGTATTATTTTAAATTCTTTAGAAGGTTGAAAGTCTTTAAAAATCTTTATACCAAATTTTGCCGCAGTAGTTTGTAAAAATTTTACAGTATTATTAAATATTTTTATAAAAAAGTTACCTATTGCTGCTGCTGTATTTTCAAATCTTTCTGTGATTGCTTTTCGATTCTCATCAGCGTAAGTTGCTAATGCACCAAAACCTTTTATAAGCAAATCAATTACAAACAAAATTGCAGCTATTTTAATAGCCATAACACCTAAAGCTACTGCGAATGGACCTAATACAGCTAATCCTGCAACAAAAGCACCACCTAAACCACCTACAATTAAAATAATTGGACCTAAAGATGCTGCTATAGCTCCTGCTATAAGTATAATCTTCTTTGTTTTAACATCTAGGTTTCCGAATGCTTGTGCTAATTCTGTTATTTTACGAATCATTGGTAGTAAAGCTTCCGACATCAAGCCACCCATTTCGATTTGCATTGCATTCATCGCACTTTCCATCAATGCTATTTTGTGATCCGCAGTTAATTTTGCTAAATCACCCATTGTTTTCATTGCGGTAGTATTTCCTTTATACTCTGCTGTAAGGTCTTTTACTTTATCTCTATTTTTAGATAATATAAGTAATTGCTTACTAAACCGTTTACCTGCAATAGCAGTAGCTTTTTCTAAACCTAATTCTCCTTGGGATACTAAATCTAAAGTATCAGATAAACTAATACCTTTTTCTTTTAAGGTGATGAATAAAGAGTTAAGTGATGTACCTGCTCTAGATGCTTTAATACCATTGTCGGTTAAGACCCCCATCATAGCGGTTAACTCCTCAATATCTACATTTGCCGCACTAGCTGAAGCACCTGCATTTGCAAACGCAGTAGTAAATGTGTTAAGTTGAATTGAGGAATTAACAGTAGCTTGTGCTAAAGTATTTGCTACCCTAGCTCCTTCTGAAGCGTCTAAATTAAAAGCGTTTAACGTAGATGCTACTGAGTTCGCTGCAATGTTTAAATCTTCTCCTGCTGCAATAGACAAATTCAATATAGCCTCTGTCATATCGACTATCGCATCAGTTTTAAAACCTTTACGACCTAAAATTTCTTGTAGTTTTGATACCTGTGTTGCTGTAAATACAGTAGTTGCACCAAGTCTTTTTGCTTCAGAAGTAAGTAATTTAATTTCTTCTTTACTAGCTTGAGTTACCATAGCAACTCTATTCATTCCAGACTCGAAGTCTCTGAAAGCCTTAAATGCGGAAGTACCTAAAGCAGTAAGGGGTGCTGTAATACCAAATGAAAGAGTAGAACCTATACGAGCTGCGTTTGCTGCAAAACCTGCTATAGATTTATTTGCTTTACCTAAACCTGCTTCTAACCCTTTTATATTGGCAGCTACAATTATCGATATAGTCTTAATTCCACCCATTATTCTTTATTTAATTTTAGTAATACCTGTTTATGTCTAGCGACATCTTTAGCTATTTGCTCGTTAGAGGCTATTATTTTTTTACCTCTTGACTTGTTATCCCAAGGGAAAGGAAGGACCTCTTTTGGTTTAAGTGTTTTCTTTGAGTGTGGTGCAATGCAAGAATGTACTATCATCCTTGTTTGCTCCCATCTATCACGCATCAGTTGCTCTTGATACTGATTAAATCCCATTAACTGATTGTTAAAGGTTCGTGGGGTTAAGCTATAAAGTTCATCACAACCTAACCCCATTCTACCTAATCCTATCTGTTCGAGTTTGTCCCAGTTGATTTCTCCCGATTCATCATCGACCTCCTCTCCCTTAACTACTTTCCCTCATTCTGAGGTTGGTCAAGTTGGAAAGCCTCAAATATTTCGTTTATCTTATTGAACTCCTCGTTATCTAACCATTCTTCAATATCAGCTACTTTGTACTTAAAAGGTTCGCCTATTTTTTTAGCTCCTGCCTTTAACCCATAATAAGTAATGATACCGATGTGGTCTATCTCTGATCCTAATTGATTCATTTCACTTAACTTTAATCCACACTTATTACAAATGTCTTTTAAAGCTAAATAACTAAATCTTATTGGTCTTTCTTGACCGCCTAATTCTACCTTTTTCATTATAAATAAATTTAATTATTACTTCTAAGCCTTAGTTAGAGTGCTAGTACCTGTAATAGAAACAGAGAAGGTAGCATTTTCTTCTACTCCTGCATCTGTAGATACATTAGTTAAGAATCCACTACCAGTATAAGTCTGTGTGTCTACTGTAAATACTACAGCTACAGCTACACCTGCAATTAAAGCATCAAAACAATCTCCAAGAGCAGCATCTGTTTCTGCTATATCAACGAAAGCATCTCCGTTCATTTCCCAAGATTTTAGACCTGCTAAAGACTCAGACCATCCTTGACTTAATTTGGTTGTAGAGTCTCTTAAATCTCTAGTTATACTTAGGCTACAAGAAGTAGAGTGTCCCATTACCTCGCCTGCGATACTTAAAGTAACACTTGTTGCGTTTAAAATTGCCATTTTATTTTAGTTTTTAATTATTAAACAGTTGAAAGTTAAGTTTTTGTAGAATTTTTCGGGTTGCTTATAATACTCGTCATCTAGATTCATAAACCTAAACTTAGCAGTATAGGATTGTCCATCCTCGCTATAAGTTACCTGATACAAGTCTAAAGCCTCTACAACTGCTTTAGCTTGGTTATATGTAGTTGCGTACCCATCAGCAAAACAAGATATGTTTATTGATACATCGCAAGAATTTAATGATCCACCTTTAGACATAAAGTTAGATACGTTTGATATTTCATAAGTTGTCGCAGGGTAAGTTGTTCCTTGTGGTATAATTACAGGTGTTACCTTACAAGAGGTAGATACTTCTCTTACACTAATCTTACTTAAATAAGATTGTGCTGTATTATTTGAGTCTGCAAAAATATCAAGAAAAGCATAACCAGTTAAGTTTGATGTAAAAGGTAAAGATACCTTAAAGTTACCTTCAGGTATTACATTACTTTGATAAACAGTACCCGATCCTGGACTCCCTCCAACGGACCAAGATGTTGTAAACGGAGAAAACCCTTCTGCTTCAATTATGTATTTTTTACCACTTACTATAGATATAGTTGTAAAAGCACCTGCATCTGAAGTAGCACTTGTAGACCAAAAAAATAATTTATTGTTGTTAACACTATAATACCTTGGAGGTGTACCGTACACAAACCAATCTTCTGTAGTGTTAAAATGAGTGTTTTCAACTAATTCATTACCAATAGTCTCTCCATTAGCAACTCTAAAGGGGAGGTTGTCACATAATTTTTGAAATATTTTTTGTCCTATTACTGCAAACATCTAAAATCCTGCTTTTCTTATCATTTTATCTATCAACCTCCCTAAGTCTTTTTCAGCCTTGGCTGATACTTGACTTCCCATTGATTTTGCCGTTATCTCAAATACGTTAGGAAACTTAATTAAAGCTCCTGACCTATCTTTATACCCTTCTATTTGCATCGCAGCAAGGTTTTTACTTGCTTTGCCTTTAAAATAGTGTGGGTTTACTTTTTTTAATCTTGGTCCAACAAACAACCCAGGTTGCTTTGACTTTCTTGCAGTAACAACTCCAATCGTATCTGACGTTCTCATCCCTTGCTTGTAGCTTTTGGATGATGGATCGTATCTTAGACCAGGGTTTTTACTTTTAAATTGGTTCTTATAAGCCTTACGAATACCTCTTGAAAGCATATTAGCAGCAGGTCTAAGAGCCTTATTTATTTCAGTTCGAGATTTTTTAGCAGTTAATCCTAGATTTTTAAGTCCTCTTTTAACTCTTTCAACTCCCTCTACCTTTATTGTAAAGTTTTGATTCTTTTTTGGTTTAGCCATTTTAAAAATGGGATTGAGTTGGTAAATCTTGCTTAACAAATATCTCAATAAACTCTTTACGAGGGTCTATAACAAAACCTAAAATCTCATAGCGTTCACCTGTTTCGTGATCATTAATAGTCCAATTAGCTTTAATGTTTTTAGTGTTCTCTGAATACCTTATAGTATAAACAAACCTACCATAAGATTGTAATTCTTCTCCTTCAAACTTTTCCTCAATATCTCTGAGAGTTTTTACATTTTTATTTGCCCAAACAAGAAAAAAAGTGCTTGGAGATTCATTTACACCACCAAACGCATCTTTTTGAGAAGTTACTGTATTTAACCTTATCTTTTGGTTAAAATCTCCTGCTTTTATTTTACTAATAAATGTCATATCCTAGTGGTAACATTTATAAGGTTGTAGTAATATCTCAGAAGCCATAGGAAAGCTACGTTTTCTATCTTCTCTAAAATAATACATATCGCTTACGATTAATTTAATCGCTTGTTTAACTGCCTGTGGTACATCACTTGCTGCATCGCCAAAACCTGTTTTAAAATGAAACCAAAACAAAGCTCCTTCATAATCATCAGGTGCGTAACCTAAATCAGTAAAAGCACTCCCTAGTTTTACTATAGAAGGATTTGATTTACCATCTAAATAGGCTTTATCAGAAAAGAACTCCGATTGAAACCCAGGAATACTCCATTTAACAGGGTAGTTTGTGTTACCCCCTGTCTGTGTAAATAAAGTACAATCAGGAAATATTAATGAAGCCTCTCTAATAATTTTGTTAAAGTACAACTTGTATTCGTGAGTAATAAAATGTCTACCACAATAATTCTCTGCCATCTCAGTAGCAGAATCTATATATAGACCTAACAAAGTATCTTCATAACTTGTATCTATACGAAGGTGGTCTTTAATTTCAGATACAGAAACTACTTGTGTTGTAGGATCGCCTGTTAGAACTAAATCGCCTTGATTGTATATGTTTGGGTCTAAGTACATAGAATTAATATTGTAAGTAAAGGGAAGTCCCGAAGGACTCCCTTTTTAATTTAAACTATAAGCTATTACTATGCTTCGATACTTTTTTGGAAGATAGTTCCTGCTTGAGCTGCAAGACCATCTACAAGACCAGTAGCTACCATTCTAGCTCCACCTTTACCGGCAAGAGTGTAAGGATCAAACAAAATATCCAATCCACCGAATACTCCTAAGTGTACTTTAGAGAAGTCACCACAAAGAACTTGGTCTTTTGTAGTAGTTCCATCAGAACCTAAAGCAGAAGTTACGAAGTAAGGAGTGTTGTTAATCACTTTGTCAGCTAGGTTCAAGTAACCGTTAGTGAAGTCTGCACCTGATGCTGAAGCGATTGCACTCCAAGCTGCTGGGTTCATAATGTAACCAAGTTTAGAGTCTAGACCTGCACCGTTACCTACTACAGTAGCTTCCAAAAGTGCCAATAAAGCAACATCAGCAGCACCTGTTCCTCCTGATCCTGCATCAGCAAAGATAGATTCTGGAGCTGAGGTAACATTACCTTGAGCCAATAAAGCTGCTTCCATCTTAGCCATCATAGAAGCTGCGATGTTTCTTCTTAAAGCACCTTCAAGACCTGCGTTCTGTACTAAAGACTCAGGACTCATATCTACTACAGAGATGACTTTCTTTGGAGAAAGCGTCTTAGAAGTAACATCACCTGCTGCCGTAACATCGCTACCTAAAGCTGCCTCAGTTGCCCAAGTAGAAGTGATACCTTGTACGATAGGGAATTTTCTATCAGCACTCAATCCTGAGTAGAAGTTAGAACCTGCCTGTACCAATACAGAAGCTGCTTGAAGTTGGTCAATGAAGCTAGTTACTTCAGTACCTTTTACGAAACCTGCTGTAGCACCACGTTGCTCAGAACTATTTAACACAGAATAAGGAATAGCGATACCTTTGAACGCTTGAGAAGGGTTCTCGTTACGAGCTTCTTGATCCATCTCAGCAACAAGACCATTTACACGACCTGTGTAAGCTGCTTTAGCTGCATCTACGAAAGAAAACTCTCTGATTTCTTTAGACTCTTTTACATTTTGAGTTCCGAAAGAAACAGGTGCTGAAGCAATCTCAGCGTTTAGCTTTTCTTGACGTTCTACCATATCAATATCTTTTTTAAGGTTGTCAATTTTAGACATTTTAGCATCGTAAGATACTTGCTCGTCATCAGTTAAGTTACGAGATTCGTTTTTACAAGTTTCAAGCATTCCGTTTGATTCTTCAATCAAACCTGCTCTTTCTTGACGTAATTCTACAGAATTTTTCATTTAGAGTTTACTTTTTAGTGTTAATTCATTTTGTAATAAGTTGATTTTATTAAGTGTTTCTTCACTATCGCATACTTGTTCTTGCTCTACTACTTCTTCAACCTTCTCGGAAACTTCTTCCTTGATTTGTTCCAAAGCTCGTAGTGCAACATCAGTATTGGAATAAGCTCCAACACCAACTATAGAAACATCAAATAGTCTAGCAACTTTTTTAATGTTTCTTTTATGGACATCACCATCTTGAGTCCACTCATCATCTTCAACTGTAAAAGCAAAAGACGATTCGTACAATAAACCTCTACGCATAAGTTCAGCGACATCGTTACCTGTAGAAGTGTTTGGTAAAGTTCCATCATATTTTAATCCTCTCTCATCTACTGAGAGTTTAAGTGTACCACCTTGGTTTCGATCCAAGATAGCGTTCATATCGTGATTGTATGTAAGTATCACGTTATCTTCTAATCTACCATCAAAAGCATCACGAGAGATTGTTTCTCTAAAACCTAAATCTCTACTTTCGTGGTCAAATAAAGCAGCATAACCACTAACTGTAACTTCGTCAGAGCCTTCACTCATACGAACTTCACAATCAGAAGAATACACTCTTATTTCTTTGTTATTTTTCATATCTATAAGTTTATTCTGATATTTTCTGTCTAGATGTATCTTCACCTAGTCGGTCAAGTGGCATCATATTAGATTGCATATAAACCTTTTCACTTTCTTCACCCATTGGGTTCATATCTTCAAGCGACCTAACTTCATCAGGTGACATTACACCGATGTTTACTAATGTTCTATAGTAATCAGCTCTACTCTTAGAATCTCCTCTAAGAATTGCTGTAAGATTGAATTTAAAGTATTCTGTTCCTCTCTTTTTACTAGGAATAAGTTTAGCGTTAAGTTCGCTTTCAATTCTTTTGATCCAAGGAGTGATAGTGTGTACCACAAAGTCGATTTGCTGTGCTTCTATATTACTATAGGTAGCTCTAGACAAGTCGTTCACAAGGTGGTTAGGTACTCTAAAGATTCTACAAATATCACTTACTTGGTACTCTCTAGATTCTATAAATTGAGCTTGATTGTTGGGTACTGTTCTAGCAGTCCAGTCCATACCCTCTTCAAGTATTGCAGTTTTACCTGCGTTTACTGTACCTGCATAGTTAGAACTCCAAGATTCTTTCAAGCGTTTAGCAGTCTCAGGTTTAAGAGTCCCTGGATGTTTAAGTATTCCTCCCAATTGTGAGCCATTCCTAAACCAAGATCCTGCGTGTTTGTCTAATGATAGGGATATACCTAAAGTTTCTGCTGCTGCTTCTAAAGGTGATTTACCTTCAATACCATCAAAGGAAAGACCTTTAATATGAATCATATTAACAGATTGTACTTTCCCTACAATTGGGTAAGGTGTTGTAGCGTTTTGAGTAACCTCATAATAAACTTCCCTCCCATCAGGAGATGTGTAAACCTCAACATCATCATATTGTATTGGGTGAAGTGCGACAGGTAGACCGCCTTGATTTCTTTCTATGTAAGCACAGAAGTTTCCATCAAAAGACAAATCGACCAAAGCTCTTTCAAAGAACATAAAAGAGTTGTATAACGGAGAAGGCTGTTCACCCACTAAACTATTTAATGGATTGTTTGTAAGCTTTATTTTTCTATTATCTTTATCTTTAGAATATAGGCAGATGGGGAGGGAAGCTATTGTTTCAGAAAGAACCCGAACACAGGACCATACCGTAGCAATTCTAATTGCTTGTTGTTTAGATATTGTCTGTCCTGACGAGCTTCCAAAAATATTTGTAAGTATTGTCTGACCGAACATAGAGCGTGATTCTGAATCCACGTTCTCGTTCTTGTTTCTTTTAAAAAAATCGAATAAACCCAAAGCTGCTTGAATAGTTATACATTAATAAATAGTAAAAACACCTAAATACTGAACCAATATTACAAAGTTTTTTTCAAATATTTTAGTGTGCGTGATAAAACTCTATATACATATCGGTCTGAAACACCTTTTATAGCTGATATTTGCGATATTTTAAGTCCGTATTCAAATCTGAAATAAATTATGTCCTTACTCATACTGTCTTCTAGAGATAATGCCTTTTTCCATAAATCATCGGCAGTACCATCGTATTCAAAATATACAGGAGCATTCATAAGACCCTTATCACGATAAGTCTTGTGGAATGGTGATGTATTCGATAAAACTTGATTGGTTGTTATTCTAGCTATGAAATACTTTAGCTGATTAGTCTCGTATAGTGATTGGATGGTTTCTTCTAGCTGTGTAAGCAGGATAACATTGATTTCTTGGACCAAATCATCCACAAAGTGATAGTCTTGGTTTCTACCTGCTACTGATTCGCAGATTTGTCTTATAGAGTCTTGCTCTTGAGATATTATCTCATCTTTAGATAAAGAATATCTCCCTGTCATCGTACGCTGATCCACCATTATTTTTGTTTTGCATAGCCTCTGACAGTCCCATCAGACAAGCTACAATTCCATCAATCTTATCATTTGATTTTGCTTTGTTTGGTTTTACGTTTCCGGCAGGGTCTAAAGCTAAGACTACATTAGACATCATCCATCTAAGCACAGGGTTTCCTCCGTGTCGTATGCTTCCTGCTAATATCAATGTTTCAAATTCCTTAGTGGCAGGTGACATCGTTCTGTAACCTTGTCCTACAGGAATCATTGGGCAACCTTCTTCTGTAAGGTCAATTACAATCTGTGAAGCGTTCCACCTATCGTATGCTATCATTTTAACATCAAATTTCTCTGATATGTTTCTTATTTTTTGCTTAATGTAGTTGTAATCACACACATCG